TCATTAATAAGACGCCTCCAGTCAGGATAATAACGCTTAGTAATTTTAGCGAGAACTTTATCTTCATACTCTACATTCTCATTAGTAAGAATAGTTTGGAGACGAGTAAAAAACTCACCTTGAAGTTTTACTGCTTGTTCAGGTTTGATTCTAAAATCAACAACCGTGCAACGTGAGTGCAACGGTTCGATAATCTTATTGATGAAGTTGCATGTAAAAATGAAACGACAGTTACCATGGAACTCCTCCACAGCAGTCCTGAGAGACAGTTGCACATCACTAGTGGTGTTGTCTGCCTCATCAATGATGACCACCTTGTGAGACGCTCCAGAGGTCAGAGAGACAGTCGTAGCAAACTGACGGACACGGTTCCTCACAGTGTCTAGGAAGCGTCCTTCATCGGATCCATTGATCACGATGTAAGAGGCACCAATCTCCTCACACAGCGCCTTAGCGATGGTTGTTTTACCCACACCAGCAGTGCCACTCAGCAGCAGGTTAGGTAGTTCCCCTTGATTAACAAATCCCTGAAAGACATTCTTGATGCTGTCAGGAAGAATACAATCTTCAACAATGCTTGGGCGGTATTTCTCCACCCACAAAAATTCTTTACTCATTAATTAAAAAGCTCATTGGGTTCATAAATTTGTTCAATGGTTCCTGTCTTCATTTGAGTCGAGGAAACTCGTATAGTGCCACGATCATATGAGTCACTATCTGATATAGATTTTATAGTGTAATGCACTTTCTTATTATAGAGAGCACAATAATTTAAGACCCACAGGAAAGCAGAAGCATCTACTGGATGATCTGGATCTCCTGTTATAACCATAGTATCCAAATTATATGTCATAATAAAATGACATTTGTTTGGTTGCAACCAGTCTGGCATTCTTCTGTCTTGTGTCCAAGCACAATAGTAACCTTTACAAACATCAGGTCTGCTAGGGTCATCAAAAATACCACAACCATCACATGTTACATGAGGACAAGGATTCTTGGGATAAACCTCATACTCATTTATCTTTACGGTTAATGTTCCCTGACAACATAAACTACAGTCTCCACATTCCCGAAAAGTTTGACTCATTGTAAGGGTCTAGTAAAAGACTTATAAATTATGTCTTGAGCATCAAACATTTTCTTCATATGCTCCACACCCTTCTTGGGTTTGGTATGCTCACCACAGGTAAAGATATCGCAAACTGCCATACCTTTCTCTGGCCATGTGTGAATACTAATATGACTTTCTGCTAGCATCGCCACACAAGTTACACCTTGCGGATCAAACTTATGTGAGTGCAAAGCAAGCAAAGATGATTTACACTTACTTGCTGCTGAATATACAGTATCCCTTACAAATCCTTCATCGTCTAAAAGAAATGAGTTGCACTCTTTAAGAGTGAAGAGGATATGTTTCATCAGGGTTCGAGGGCGATGTAGTAGGTCAAATCAAGATTAGTGTTGTTCCATTCTGAGATAAGGTGTTTAGATACCTTGACAGTATAGTCCCCAGGTAGCAAACGAATGTTCTCAATCTTAACATCAAGAGAATAGGTGCCAGTAGAACAACCTGCCACGGTGATATCGTAAGTATTGCTGGTATCATTCTCTTTGTCCCTAAGAATAAGTTTGATGGTATTTAAACCTTCCTCAGATTGGAAGGTTAGATCAGGGAGACTATAAACAGCAGATGCTTTCTGCAATTGAATAAGTTCTTCCCCTGTCAAATTAAACTGAAGGTCAGCACCAGGAAAATTTACATTCTTCTCTGGAGCACTCTTGAGCGTAATCTCAGGGTCAGAAAAATAATACTTAGCAGACTGACGCCCGCCACGGATAGAAACATAATCGCCAGATGTGAATTCCAGTTGAGGATCGTTAAACAGAGAAATACCAGAAAGGAACTGACTAAGATCATAAATTGCGAAGTCGCTAGGAAATACTTCTTCACTAGTGAATTTCGCGAGAATGTTTTCCGCATTGCTAATAGTTCGTACTGTGCTTCCCTCTCGGAATACAATGGAGGAATTAATTGTCGAGAAGTTCTTGAGGACATCTAGTGTTTTCTTAGAAAGGATAACTTTACTCATTGGTTGTAAGATTCGGTAACGGCGGTTTTGTCAGAAAAATGTAGGAGGAGGAGACCGTAGTGCAGGATCTTGATAATGTCCCGTCGTGCAGTCCCCTTGCGATCATAACGTGAAGCATACTTGAGAATGTTGCTACGGCAGAATGCCTCAGCGTCTCCACATGCTTCAATTAAATCTAACGTTTGAATGCTGTCGTTACCAGCAGAATAGTGTTGTCCATAGGTTCCAGAGATGTAGTCACGTAGCTCTTTAAGTAGAGCATCTTCATTGTATTTCAAAGTCATTTGTCCCAAATGTACTCAATATTATCATGATAGCATTCAAATTCACTTCCGTCAATCGCTTGCATTTTTAATCTGTATCCTTCACCTTCCAGGATCTTACCCGAACGGTGTTGGCAATCTTTAAGGATTGCCACATGTCCAATGTAACCATGAAAATCATACCTCGTCATTGGTTTCCTCCTCAGTGTTTACGTCAGCATCAATCTTATCATACAATTCGATGAATGATTGCTTAGTCTCATCATCAAAACGATTTACACAAACCTTGATCGCCTTCATACGATCACCCCAGATAGCATATGCTCGCATGATATGAACCAAGCGACGGGTGCTGATCACCTCATCGATACCACCATCCTTGAAAGTGCGACGGATGATGTCTGCCCAATTAGCAAGGTTGGTGCAGAACTCTTCGTCATGCTTACCAACAGAAGCAGCAACACGCACAAGGATCTTAGTCTCAACAGCGGGGGTAGGATACTCCTGCTCAAAGGTCAATGCAAAACGCTCAAGGAATGCTTCGTTGAGAACATTCGTGCCAATAAAACGTCCGTCATCAGAACCCTTGCCCTTGGTGTTAGCAGTAGCAATGACATTGAAACCAGCAGCAGGTTGAACGTAACAACCAGTCTTCTTCAAGAAGACACCCTTACCTTCAAGTACAGATTGCAGACACAGAATTTTGTTTGATGCCAGATCAACTTCATCTAGAAGCAGCACAGCTCCACGTTCCAGAGCTTCGATGACAGGACCATTATGCCAAACAGTTTCGCCATTAACAAGACGGAAACCACCAATAAGATCATCCTCGTCGGTTTCAATGGTAATATTGACACGAATCAGTTCTCTATTTAGAGCAGCACATGCTTGCTCAACAGAGAAGGTCTTACCGTTTCCTGACAGACCAGTGATGAATGTGGGGTAGAAGATACCAGACTGGATAATTTTCTTTACGTCAGTAAAGTTACCGAAGGGAACATAGTTGTCGTCTTTGTTAGGAACAAGGTCCTGCTCCATAGCAGGAGCAGCAGCAGGTGCTTCGTATTGCTGTTCAAGACGCTCAGCAACAGTCAGATTCCAAGTGCCACGCTTGACATAAAAGTCACGCAGACGCTTTACCGCAGTCGCATACGTAATTCCAAAATTATCAGCAGCAGAACGCACATGATCAGCATTGATGTCGTTACCATAGGTCTCAGACAGGTAAGAGGTGAGTTGAGGAGTGGTCAGGTCAGACTTGGCAGGCATTGGTTTGTTTCGTATGAAGTAAGTATAGAGCAGGGTGAGGCAGAGTCAGGGGCAGAGAGGACAGTTCGTCAAGCGACATACTCAATAAAAGAATTTAGCAGTTTCTTGTTTGCAGACTTGCCCTTGAGCATCTTTTTAAATGCTTTGGAGATCTCTCCTTTCTTAGCACCAGACTCTACATCAAACTCAGTATCAGAATCAATAGCATTACTGCTGATAGCGTACAGAGCAGTGTAGCTCTTAGGGAAAGGAATAACAGCAGACTTGTCTTTCTTCCACTGTCTCTGAACTTGATCGTAGTGAGCAATGCTGGCATAGATGCCAACAAAACCAGACAGACCACTGCCACTCATGATACGGAATCCAAGAACATTTACACCAGAGTTACGATCGCGCAGTTGCTGAATGAAAGCATTGGTCATTTCACCCCATCCATCGTTCATAGGATAGACACGTCCAGTGGTGCGATCACGAAGAATAGTGCTGTAGTCAAGACGACGAGGACGAATATAAAATTCATCGCGATGATCATTGTAATACTTGCGACCATAAGAAGCTTGACATGCTTCACCATCAGTCAGAATGCAGATATTGACTTTCTGCAGATCATTCTGTTTCTTAAACTGAGGAATGATATAGTTCATCATCACAATACCCTCATTCAAAGGAGTACCAGATAGACTTGCGCCTGGGGTAGTGTGATAACCAACATGATAAGTAAAACTATATGCCTCACGATATAGATTTAGACACATACGCTCATAGTCTTTGGAGTTAGAACGAGATGACACAAAATTCATTAGATGAAAAATACCTTTCTGGAGAAAGATCTTACCTTCTTCACAACCCATCTTAGAAAAATACTCATCGTTAGAAAGATACTCATCATTGCCTTCTTTAGCGCGACGGACAACATACCATTCATTTGTGAAAGCATACACCTCAAAAGGAATTTGGACTTTCTTACAGAAGGCAGTCAAGTTCAGCAGTTGTTTTACTGTCGCTAAAATTTCTTTCTGCATAGAACCAGACCAGTCAAGCAAGAAAAGAAGACCATGATTTTTACCATCAGGCAACACAGTTATTTTCTTAAAGATGTCATCATTATACTTGTAAGTGTGTAACTTAGAAGTATCAAGAACACCAGTCTTAGATTGACCAGCACGAGCATAAGCGTCAGCAGACTTACGACATTCAAACTCCTTAACAAGATAATTTACCTCCTTATGAGATTGCTTACGAAACTCCCTGTAAGATTTATCTACAGCATCGTATTGATCTGAGCAGTCAATTCCATTATTATTGCTACGGTACTCATCGATCCAGTCATGGACTTCAGTCCAGTCAGCGATGTAAGTAGGGAGATCAACACTCGCAGGAATCTCAACATACACAGGATTGTTGGAAGACTTGTTAGTCAGTTTCTCAGCGGCATCATCGAAAGCACGTTGAGTCTCAGATGTTTCACCACCATCAGCATTTTCTTCATTGTCTTCCTCCTCATCACCACTCTCAATAGGACCAGCATTATTAGTGCCTGCCTCAGGTGTTGTCTGAGATTTCTTCTGTTCAGTTTGCTGCTCAGATTCTACGTCATCGGTAGTTTCAGTTTCCGACTGTTGAGCAGTTGTAGAAGGTTGTTCTTCTACGTTCTCTTGTTTAGAAAACTCATACACATCGACAGCAATTTGACAGACTTCCTCAAAAGTCTCAGCAATATCAGTGCGAGAAACAAACAACTGCTCCTCAGTAGAGAAGGGGATCATGGCACTAGCACCAATCTTGAAGTGCAAGTTGATACGATCAATCAAACTGATCTGACTCAAGTCTTGATCTTCAATACCAAAAAAATCTTTACCATTCAGTTCTCTATATCCACCAGCAAATGACTTGCGAAGACCAGGATACTTACGCTTCATCAACTTCTCGATGCGAGCATCCTCAATGACATTCAAAAAGTCTTTAGGGCAATCGGCAATATCTCTCCAGTCTTCGTTGGGGGTGAAGAGAGCATGACCAACCTCATGACCCACCAGCATGTCATAGACGACGCTAGATGCCTTGTCCCAGTTAGGTAGAGTAAGAATGCGACGATCCACATCAAAGGATGCTGTAGCGACTCTACGGTGCTCTACAATCAGGTTCTCTGTTGCGAGCAGTCGTGCTAAGTTTCCTTTGATCTCTTGGGATGACATGCGTTCGTTTCGTTGATGCTATTAGTATATACAAAAAAAGGGTGCCCGAAGGCACCCCTAGTCCAGTTCAGAAACTGTCTCTCGAATCACGGAGAAGTTCTTTTCTTTCTCTGCTGTGATAGTTCTCTCAAATTTACCATCAAGGTTTTCTCTATGACTGATAACATAGATGTTTGAGTTGTCATCAAAGTTGCGTAGAATCCAACTCAGATCCATACCACCTTGCTGATCCAATGAACTGTCAAAGATCTCATCTAATATGAGGAGGTTAGTATCCACAGAATTCTTGAGCTTAGCAATAGAACGCCAAGTAAGCAACAGAGCGATATCAATACGAGATTTCTCTCCTTCACTGAACGAATCATAAGAAAACACATCCCTAAACCTAGATTTAATTATCTCCTCAAAGTTCTCGTTTAGTGTAAAATTGACATAAAAGTCCATACGCTGGAGATACTGATTGATGAGTTGGTTCATCGCTGGAAGATAGGTCTTGATGATCCTAGTCTTGATACCATTGTCTTTCAACAATTGCGATGCCACTAATAGTGTATCACGGTCCTTACGGTTCTCTGCTTGAGTACTACTCAATTCTTTTTTATTCTTAACAAGACCTTCGAGTTTGACGAACTCTGCTTTCTTGTCTGGGTTGCTACCCTCCAGTTCTTTGATCTCAGATTCTATATCAGAAATAGTTTTTCTGACTGATGTGATCTGGAAGTTAGATTGACTGATAGAGTTGTTGATAGACATGACCTGACTTGACAGCTCAGTAAATTTATTAAATTTAACTTCCTCTTCTCCTATAGCAGAAAGGATATCATTGTATCCTACAAGCATTTCATCAACTTTAGTCTTTCCAGACTCCAACTTTTCATCACGAAATTCTTCTGATAGGTCCTGAGTGCATGTAGGACATACATGATTTTTCTCAAAGAACTCATGTTCTTTTTTACATGTCTTTAATTTACCCTGAACTTTAATAAGAAAAGTGTTTAACTTCTTCAGTTTTGAAGTGCTGTTAGACACCTCTTCCATTTCTTTAGAATGTTTTTCAACTTCAGAAGTTAGTCGCGCAATTTCTTGGTGTTGAGTATTCTCATTCCCCAACAATTCAGCGATCTTATTCTCTTTACGAGTGATCTCTTCCTTAGTTTTCTTTTCGAGTTCAAGCATATACTTCTTCTGGAGATCAATTTTCTCCGCCAAAAGATGTATCTCATAATCAATTGTTTTGATGTCTTCGTTATTCTCTCTAACTTTATCACGAAGAAGAACATTCATAGTAGAGAATACTTGAATGTCAAGGATGTCTTCAATAATCTCACGACGTTGTGCTAGTGGCAGACGCATGAAAGGAACGAAGGTGGATGATCCCAACACCACGATCTGTGTGAATGACTTATAGTTCATCTTGAGGACATTTGCCTCAAAGTTCTTTTGCTGTTCTGCTATTGAACTTTCTTGATTCCAGAGTTGATCGTTGCAGTAGATCTCAAACACATTTGGTTTGATGCCACGACGAACAAGATATTCTTTCTTGCCAATAGAAAACTCAATTTCTGTCAGAGCATCTTTTTCATTAATGCTATTAACTAGCATTGGTTTATTAATCTTACGAAAAGGCTTTCCAAACAGCGAAAAAGTAAGAGCATCCAAAATGGTACTCTTACCTGCGCCGTTTGATCCTATGATCAGATTAGTTTTGGATGCTCGTAAATCAACTTCACTGAATACATTGCCTGTAGAAAGAAAATTCTTCCAACGGACTTTCTTAAAAATAATCATTCTTCGGAATCGTCAGGGGGGATCAAAAAATCGTCAGGGGTAATGATAGAGAACTTGTGTCCTCGTTCTTGACATGCCATAATTATAACAGCATCTTCTACTTCTACAATCTGCATTGGAGGATAATCTTGATCATCTTCCAACATCATAAGATATCTGTCTGCATCATCTTCTTCCTCAAAGATAGGAATAACTCTATCTTTATCTTGATTAAAGACAGAATATACACCATCAGGATGATCTTCTAGGGTTACGATGTACATATCAGACAACGTTACAACTTTCAATATATAGAGTTCGCATTAAACCCTTGAGGTCAGATTTATTCACGGACATTTCTACCTCATCAATATACTCATTGAGAAGAGTAAGTGTGTCTTTTGTAGAAACATCAATGTCTGCAGTGTCTTCTTCGACAAGTGTTTCTACAATTTTTACATCATGAACCCCTACGTTGTAAAGACGATCAACCAATGTTTCAAACATTTGGTAGTCTCGTTTTTCTTCGACGACCACTTTGATGTACTTGTCTTTATAACTAGACACATCGTATTTGTTGTAGTCGATACTGGAATCGTCATAGAAGATTTTGTCAAAGATCTCGTAGGAATTTCGGACAAACTTAAGTTTATCACTTTCAGTATCGTAGATATGGAATCCGCGAGAGTCTTTATAATCATTCCAATACATCTGATAAGGATTGCCTAGGTACTGGACGTTACCCTTTTTAGATTTATGGTGATAGTGTCCAGACCATACACGTTTGAAGCGATGGAATAAACCAGCATCCATACCATGATCCATCTTCATTCCTGGTGTTACCTCAAATCCCGTGAGTTCAAGATGACCGCAGCAAATGTCTGCTTCACTAGTTTCTAGTAATTTAGTTACTTGTTCCAAGTTCTCTTTATTGATCCATGGCAGCATCAGAAACTTTTTGTTCCCAAGTTTTAGATGCTTAGGTTCAGAATAGATTGTGATGTTGTGATACTTTTCAAGTAAAAGTTCTGGTGAGTTGATGCGGTTGGTGTTCTTGTAGTAAGTGCAATGATTACCAAGCAACATATGAACGTTATACTTTGCTAGTTTCTCAAAATAATTTTCACGCACACGGTGATAAGTATTAAAGTCCATAGACTTTCGATTATCAAATGTGTCGCCAAGATCAATGACGGTATCGATACCTTCTTTTTCAAGAGTTGGAAAAAAGATATTGTCATAGAATTGTTGCCAGTAGTTCCAAAACGCTAGAGAACCTTTGCGTCCATCAAGATGTTGATCTGTAATTAAAGCAATCTTCATAACTTACCGCTCACTGTCCCATCATATCGTGCTGAGTATTTACAGTTTGCCCAGTTAGTAGCGACACCTTCCAAGTGGAATGGCGTTCCGACCATGACAGATTCCCTCGTACCGCCTGTGACGATTCCCTCGCCATCCTCACCAAAGCTAGTCCACGTTCCAAACCGTCTCTTCTCAATGCGGAATTTTCCATAGGGTGTTTCATACCATTCATAATTCATCGGTTCATTCTTGTCTCAATGTTTTCTTTGATGCTACCCATGTCGGAATACGATGCGTTCATACCTGTCATTGTACCATCATACGAATCAGTATGCATAACCTCATCATAACCAGATCTCTCTAGAATTTTTCCTTTAATCTCTAGTTGCTTTTTTTCTTTTTGGATGCGGCGTAGGAAAGCGTAGTAAATGATTTGTGTGAAGTAAGCAAACGGGTTCTTTGATTTCTCTGGATCAAAGTTGTCGATGTACTGTAGGCAGTTCTCAATACCGTCACAGATCATGTCCTCACGGAACATGTAATTGACAAAGTTTGGTTTGTATGAAAGGTGAGTAGCAATCTTAAGAAAGCATTCTCCTAGGTAGTTTGTAACACGGGGTCGAGGTTTCTCTTCTTCTTTTGCTCTAATAACTTTATCTCGATACTCAGTAATGGCAGCAAGGAATTCCTTGTTGTTTACGTAGTATTCAGTTTGCTTTCGTTTTGCCATTACTGTGTATGCCACGGTTTATCTTACATTATCATGAAGTCAGTATAACACTGGATACCATTCTTGTCAAAGCTTGACAGATCCTCAGAAACTTAGTAGAATAACTCTGTCAGGGTTCAAGAGAAGTAGTAGCTCTTAGCTTTTATCAAAGATATTTTCTAAGGTTTTTTTCATTTCTTCTACTGAACCTAGGTATCCAGAATCTCTTGATAATTTATTTCCCCTACCAGTTAGAGACTTTCCACTATCTAGTTTGTTGAGGGTTTTTTCATAGAAAGATACGATCTCTCCCTCTATCTCTATAATGGTCATTATATGAGATCTATTAATAATAAACATATTATCAAACGTTGCAGAGATCCATTCTTTCAGTGAGAATCCACTTACTTCTAACTGACCTTTACGTTGTTTAGCATTCTCTACCATGAGAGGGCGTTCTAGTATAACTTTATCTTCTTCAGGAAGATAACAAACTTTGGATACTAATTCTTCACCTGATAATAATTTTATTGTTGCATAAAATTCTTCTTCCATATTTAACTTGCTCTAAGATTGACTTTTATAACCTCATACTTAAAATTCTCTTCATTATAAATGGTAACTCTTTCATTCAAATGTCTAAGGGTGTAGTTCTGACCGCCAATGTCATCAGCGATATCGTATAAGGTTGCTATATCTTTTCCTTCACCTTTCCTGAGGACACGTCCGATAGACTGGAGGTTGCGAATGCGCGACTTACTTGGGGAAGCAAAAATAATATTGTGTAATCGTTTGATGTTAATTCCTGTAGAGAACGTACCGTATGAAGCAAGGATCACGGCGTTGTTTTCAGTTTCAGTAAGTTGCCGTACCTGTTCTCTATCTTCTACATCAGTACCACCATGAACAAAAAATAGTTTTCGTTCGGGGTCTATGGTGCTATTTATCAAATCATAAAGTGGTTCCCCATGCTTCTCGATATAGTTAAACAACACAAGAGTGTTCCCTTCAATGTCTTTGACTAAATTTTTGATGAGGTTATTTCTACCACGATGTGATACAAGATACTCCATCTCATCATGATATGATTCAAAGTATTGCGGAGCGTGCTTACAGAGCAACACTTTAATTCTAAATTTGCTAAGATAACCAGACTTGATCAGATCATCTGTTTTAGTAACTTGTTCGCAGTCACCAAACAATCCTTCCAACACCCACTTGTGAGTCTTGGTGCCATCTAATGTTCCAGTAAAACCAAATCTATACTTTGCGTTATGCAACTTTGTCATGATTCCTGTGAGAGATTTTGACTTAAATAAATGTGCCTCATCACCGATAACACAGTCAATATCATCAAAGTATCTCTTGGGAAATTTGTAAATTGATTGCCAGGTCGAAATAACAATTGGTTTATCCGTATTTTTATCCTTACCCGAATATATTTTATGCACATGATCATCCGCATTCCACCCGTAGTCATTAAAGTCATTGACCATCTGTTCTACCAAGGACGTAGTAGGGACGATGATCAACGTCTTCTTGTTGGTAGCAGTATAGTATCTGATGAGGGAATAAATCATCAGAGATTTTCCACTTCCCGTAGGAGATAGTAGAAGTTTGCGATTATTTTTTAATGCTTCATAAACTGCACGGTATTGATAATCGCGTGGAGTAATTCCCTTTCTGGTGATCTTGTCCATAAAGGTTTTGATGCCACGAGGAGAAACAAAGTCGTTAGTTTCTTTGACTTCTCCATACCAGTCATTAGTTTCATACTCAACTTTATACTGTCGTTCGTCAGCCCACACCTGCAGGTGCTTCATTAGACCACCATAAAGGTCGCCTGTACCAGGAGAGTACAGACGAATAGTTCCATCCCAGTATTTGTATCTGGGATTCTTCTTCAAGAACTTTGCTTCAGGAACTTCAAACGAAAAGTAATCTGAGAGCTCCTGATGTACATGTGGTTCAGCAGATTGAATGGTAACGTATACTTCGTTTTTCTTTTTAATACTGAGGGTAGTCATCATTGTCCATTAACGAATTTCTCCCACTCAATGGCACTCTTGACCTGGAAACCTCTATTAGAAATTTG